AAAAGGATGTAAAAGTTCTAATGAGAGAGAATTTAAAGCCATCTTCTTATAAGTTGTGGAGAAAGAGAGTAGTAGGAAGAAAAACAAAACATAGAAAAACTTCACAATCCACAAGGTTTAAATCACCAAATCAATAAAAAAAGTGAGGTAGAATAATATCAGCTAACTACTTATAGTAGTGATAAAGGTAATAATAATAGTAGTAGTATTCATAGTCCTTATGAATAGAATCTTACACTATATGGATAGATAATCAGAGGGAGTACAAATGTACCCCTTTTTTTATGCCTTCATCCCAACGTAATCAAAACGTATCCCAAAAGTGGGTAAAAATCCCACATTTTCCCCCCAAACCCCCATTTTCTATGAAATTCCCATTCCCTAACACCTTATTTAATCTGTATTTCAAAATAATGACATTCTGTCAGCTGTATCCCTATATAGGTTCGGTAATCCTAAATTAGCTTAAAAATCCCATTATTGGGAAACTTTACCCGCTGAGGGATAGGAGTTACCAAATCCATTAGAAATGTGTACAGCTTATACGAATTTTTGTTGAGGAAAAAAAATTTTGAGCTGGAAAAGTTATTAACACCCTATGTTGATAAGTTTTTGGACACTATGTCAGTTGCTATTCGGTTGGAAATCAGAGGGTTACGGCTCCCAAAATGGGACAATTTGTCAGTAAAAAAAGTTATTAACACCGTTAACAGCAGTATGACACATTGTCTGTTGATAACTTTTGGGTTAAAAACTTGGATTTCTCAAAAATTATTCGTATATTTAATGGGGCAAACACGCTATTTTTTCCCCAAATACCCATAAATGGTAAGTGACAAGGTGTCATATAGGGGGTTGTTGAGGTGCTTGTGGGTGTTAAATGTGGGAAATGTTAATAAAATTGTTGATAACTTAACATAAATTTAACATTAAAAACTTGGAAATGGCATAAATCTTTCTTATCTTAGTACTGTAAATGATTGAGAGATGATAAATTATTTGATAGTAGTAGCGATTATGGGTTATATGTTGATGATAAGTTATCAGATTGAAGATTAAAAAAAAGTGAAGTAAATAAAAAATAGCTAATAATAAATAATAATAGTAGTATGTATAAGAACAAAAACTATCAGTACGGATACCTTCCAAAAATTAACTATTGGTTAGGTAAACTAGCAGAAGCCCATAAAGAGGGTAATTTAGAACTCGCCATCCGAGCGGAACATAAGGTGGAGTATTTCCAAAACCGACAAGTAGAAGTTTACGGATAACGGCTCACCCCATAGGGGGGTGGGGGGTATTTAATCGTAATCCGCTGAGTATCAATGGATTACAACCGGCTGTGATTGATTTTCATATCGATGCCCATTTTTTTACCTATAAAAACCTATTTGGGTAACTATATGGTATATAGAGCTGGATTTAATTTACCTCAGTTTCTTCTCTGTTACAGATACTTATATACTGTTACGTTAGAAGAATAGGAGTAAATTATGAAACATTCAATAACTAAACAGCTATGGATATGGGTTAAGTGTTTTAATTGTGGGAAGAGATGGAAGAGTAACGGCCTATTAGAAAGATATAAATGTCCTGCTTGTACTATGGAAGCAGAAGGTGAAATAAAATTATAAGAGAGTGATTAGATATTTGTGGATATTACTTTTACTGAGTTGTTCTAAAGAGAACGGCGGTAAATGGTTTTGGATATCTGAAGGTTCACACTACTCTACTCCTATAGGGAATAAGGTAGGGGTGAATCGAAGTGGTAACGAATGGGAGTGGGAAGTTCTTTTCGATTCCTCTTGTCTATACACCTCAGCGGATTTAAGAGATTCTTCCAATATAGGAGATATAAATAAATTAGTTGGGTTCTCTGATTGTGGGTTAAACCATTCTCAGAATTCCTTTAGGATAGGTTGGAGGCCTTCTTCCCTATATTCAGATTCATTAGAGTTATTATCATATGTACGAAGGGATGGTATGTTTACCTTTACTCCTATTACTACTATTACTACTAATGAGCTAATTTTTATCTACCTCACTTTTTCTGATACCACTTACATTTGTTGTATCAATGGGATATGTGATACCACCGAAAGAGTATGTTCAGAGTGGGAAGGAAGGAAACGGGCTCTGTTCCCATACTTTGGTGGTGATGAAACATCTCCCCACAATATGAGAATATGGATAAAAAATTTGGATATATGAAAATAATTTCGTATATTAGTTGTATATTAAAAAATAAAAGTTATGAGTTTTAGAGACACAGTACAAGAGTGGATAGATAAGGGATTCACTCCAAGAGCAAAAAACCCCTTATTATCTAAAAGGTTAGTTTTAAAGAACCTCAACCAAATCCTCTCTCTGTTAGAGGAAGATTCACCGTTTATCGCTAAAGAAAGAATTAAGTTTCTTATAGATGATATAGAGAACGATAAATTAAAACCTGGTGAATTATGATTACCTATGACCCAAACAATGAAATGACCAACGAAGAGTTGGATAAGTTAGCTAGTAAGGATTTCCAAGCCTTCTTAGAATACTTAGATTCTAAATCGGAGTATTTAAAGAAGTTCACCAAACCATTAGATGAGTATCATCTTAAAAAGTTCGGTGCTATGGATGCTGTTAATAGAGGTGAAGAAGTAGATGATTCCGTTATTCAAAAGGCTAAGAAGATAGCTAAAGATAATAGAGAATAAATTTTATCGAAATTTTTCTTAAAATCACACTTTTCACACCGTCCCACATTTGGGAAAGATTTAACAATTTCTTAACATTGGAAATTTGGTAGTTTAAAATATTATCACTATATTAGTATTGTAATTATGAAAGAGATGAAATCACATTTAAGTAAAAAAGAAGTTGAAGAGATAATCAACGAAGTTTATCCAAAGATAGAAGAACACTACGGAATCTCAAAGTTCCAAGAGTGTTCACCTTATGTAGAGGTTCAACGAAACATCTATGAGAAGTATAGTGGTATCGAAGGAATGGAAGGTGGTGAGAACGATAATTGTCACGCTGAACATTGTTCGATGTTGAATGAGATTACTATCTACTATCCACAAATGAAAGATAGAAAGATGGTTATCCAATCATTGGTTCACGAATACCAACACCACTTACAATCACCATCGTGGTTTAAGAGATATTATAATATGGGTTATGATTATTCCAATCACCCATATGAGGTACAAGCTACCAACGAAGAAAAGAATTGGATATTGTTTAATTAAGAAATGAGTAATATGAGTAATTTAGAAAAACCTAAAGTAACCAAACCTTGGTCAAAGGAAATGTATGAGTGGAACGATAACGTTTCACAACTGATGAAAACTGAAATCAAAATTCAGATAGAGAACTATAAAGATGATTGGAACAAACTAAATCAACTGATACAACTTTGTGGTGGTATCCAATATGGTGATGGTTACGATGTATCTGATTTGTACAAAGGTTGTTTAGATGAGTTAGAGAATGTTCAAAACTATTGGTTGAACGAAGAATGGGATTACGCTGTTAAGAAGGGTATTGTTACGAATTGTGTTAATGTTCAATTCGTAGGTTATTAATAATTAAAAAGTAAATATATGTTTAAGAAAGTAAAAAGTAAAATGTTAACCTATCTATTTACAGATTGGGTAAAGAACGAAGAGGATGTAGAAACTCTATTGTTAACTAAACAGATGATTGAGAATCGTAAGAATAAGTTAACAGGTCACGTACCAATCATTGGATTTCGAACACAATCAAAAGTGAATGGGGGTATAAGTTGATACAACACTTTAAGAGTATGGTATTGTTGTTAGTGATATCAACAACAATGCATGGACAGTTTTATAACTACGGAAAATTTATATTAACTGAAAACGATAAACAAAAACACTTCGGAGCTGGAGTAGTAATATCTACTATAGGTTACGAATGGGGTTTAAAGAAATTTGAAGATAGAAAAAAGGCGGCGTTATTCGCAATTGGATTAGGATTAACTGCTGGTATAGCGAAGGAATCATTTGATAATTGGAGAGGTGTTCCACATTACTTTGATGATAGAGATGTATTAGCAACAACGATGGGTAGTATAAGTATTACAATACCACTCTTCGTTTTACATAAACCAAAGAAACGATATAAACATTAAATAAAAAATTTATGAACATTACTTTAGAGAGTGAGCTTCAATATCAAGCTCAACAAAAAATCGAATGGAATGATAGAGTATATCATCCTGATTATGGATATGGAACTGTATTCCATATTGAAGATGATATGGTAGATGTTATGTTTGATAACATTTATTATACAAAGTATCTACCCAAAAAAGAGTTAAAGAAAAGTTTGGATAATCCAAATTAATTTCGTATATTTGTTACCAAATGACATTCATCAAAACATATGTACCCGCTTATGAAGATATCATTACTTGGAAGAAGTATGATGTATATCAACGATTCCGAAAGTATGATTGTTTCATTGGGGATGGTAAAAGTATTAAGTATATTGAAAACGTTTTAAAAAATTATTATGAAAAAGATTAAAGCATTTGTATCAGAGATTACACCAATTGATGTTGTACTATCTACGGCTATGGTGTTATATATCTCCTTTCTTATTTATTCACTAAGTAAACTATTTTAATTATGAAGTTAGATTTTAGAAGTAGAACTACCTATACACTTACACAGGTTACTGAACCCATCACTTTGGATTCAGAAGATTTCCGAAACGCCAACCCACCATATGAAGGTGAAACCGAAGAAGATTTTTGGAAGTACATTTCAGAACACCTTTCCGACTGGGATGCGGAAGAATACTTAGATAATAACGAAGATAATTTTTCTGAGGATTTAAAGGATGATTTATGGAATACCTTTATTGAATACCCTACCGAAGAAATGTATGATTCACGAACTAAGAGTGATGAGATTATTATGGAAGCGGGAAAGATTGATAAAGAGTACACAAAGTACGCTGGGTTTAACGCTAAATATAATAACGATTGGAATGGCTAATATAATCAACACACAAATACAAATCGAATCAGATAACCCAAAGGTATTTCAATTTTTACTTAAATGGTTTGAAGGAGTAGAGTATAAGGAATATACTGATACTATGTTTATATTTAATAAACTATATAGTGAAGGTAAATATGATAGAACTGATTATGTAGATAAGATAGGAACTAAATGGTGTTATCCAACTGATTGGGATTTAACCGAAGATAGTGATTATGGTTCTATTAATTTTGAATCAGCGTGGTATCCACCAATCGAAGCCTTTGAAGAACTTACTAAACAATTACACCAAATAGATAACGATGTAATGATGAGTTACGAATGGGAAGATGAAAACATATGGAATACACATGGTGGTGGTGCTGGATATAAAGGTAACTTCGAACACTTAGATGGTTGTATGGATGAGGATTCATTTGGTGAAGAGCCCGATTGGGAAGATGAAACCTACGATGAGTGGAGTGAGAATGTAAGAGATTCTCTATACGAATCAAAATCAACTTTAATGAATACCGCAAAAGATACTGTTACAAGTACACATTTAACAAATTCTTAACACAACAAATTTTCTTTTTTAAAAATCCTACCGTATATTAGTACTGTTCTTTGAGGGATGGGAAAACAATGCTCGGATGGTGGAAGTGGTAGACACGACAGACTTAAAATCTGTTTCGCCGAACGGTGAGTGTGGGTTCGAGTCCCACTCCGAGTACTAAGATATGCACCTGTAGCTCAGTTGGATAGAGCATCTGCCTTCTAAGCAGACGGTCATTGGTTCGAATCCAATCAGGTGTACAAACAAATCCTCAGACGTGAGGTCTGGCCTATGGAAAGTTAATGACTCACAAGCCAGTGTTCTGATTTCGTAACTCAGTTGGTAGAGTATCACACTTTTAATGTGAGAGTCGTGGGTTCGAGCCCCACCGGAATCACTACAATATTGGGATGTATCCCCTCTGTCTTATACGCAGTAGAAAGGGTAACTGGTTACATATGGGTTCAATCCCCATCATCCCAACCTAAAGGTATTTATTAAAAATATTTTTATATTTATATATGTTAACACTAAAAAACAAATTTGTTATGAATCATAAAATTGCACGAAGGTTGTATCAAGCCATAGAGGCTAAGTACACCGCAGAGATATTCGATGCCAGAGCACGATTATCTGTTTATTTCGAATCACCTGTAGCAATAGGTGAACACCCACAACATACTGAGGAAATTGATAAACTATTAAGTCAATTAGAATCTGCAACTGGTAAGTTGGAAACACTTTCTAAAAACTTTGGTAAAGAGTATGGAGCAGATATTCCTACAGTTCATGTAGATGAGGATGGGAAGGAGTTACTCAAAGGGTAACACCTACGGAAGATTGGCAGAGTGGTCGAATGCACTGGTCTTGAAAACCAGCATACTGAAAGGTATCGAAGGTTCGAATCCTTCATCTTCCGCAAAACTTAACAATTTCTTAATATATAAATTTGGATAATTCAAAAATTATTTGTATATTTGTGTATTAAATATGAAATGGGACTCCGTACATATAAGCGATAAGATACATTATTTAAAAGATGTAGTAATGAACTCAACCAAATATGAGAAGGGTGATGAGTACATTATCAATGCATTGATTACGGGTTCACAAAATACTTTTAGTGGTGAGATGGGATTCAGCATTGAACCACATCATATGAAGTTTATGAGAGATACGTGGAATAAACATATCGATTCTCAAAAAGATAATACAATTATTTATAAAATAAAGAAAGAATTAAATGGCTCAAATAACAGATAGTATAAAAGAACAATTGAAAGAAGAAGCGAAGTTCTTTCAAAACTATGATGTTCCATTACAACATCAAACCCAACCAATCGCTACAAAGGAAAAGAATTTAGACCCATTCAAAAAGGTTAATTGGAAAAACATATATGATGCTGAAGATGGGTATCATAGTAAAAAAGATGATAGTGGTAACTTACTATGGGCGTACTTTATAAAAACATCTAAAGGTAAAAGAGGTTTAAAAGATTTTGCTGATGATGTAGTAGGTAATATTCAAATCGGTGATTTACAAGTAACTCGATTCGCATACAAAGAGGAATACTTAGATGAAATGATTGAACATATTATTTCACACCGTACCCCAATCGAAAATAAATTTATCGAAATAGAACCTAAAGATATTTGGTTTACAGAAATCAATATGGAGTTACCATCAGATAAGTTGGTAATGGAAAAGTTAGGAGCAAAATGGTTATCATCTAAAATCACAGCCGTAGGTTCTGAGGTTAGGGGATTATATTATCTTGGTAACAAACCTCAACCTGGTGTTTCTAAATATGAAGATATTACAATTAAGAAAATGAAGTTCGAATCACTAACTAAAGATGAGTGTTCTGAGTTAGTAGAAGAAATAAAGAACTATCAAGATGCTTTAAACCCTTGGTCGTATGATGGTATCAATGGTAACTACGGTGGGCCTGAAAAGACTTGGTACACCATAGAGATTGTTCCTATCAGACCTGATTCAGAAACCGATTGGAAGATATTAGATGCCTTACCTAAACTAAAAAAGATTGTTGATACAATTACTGAAGTAGGTAAATGTACTTGGTTAGTAATAACGAGAGTAGAACCTAAGAACGGATTGATTATGAGACATACCGATAGAGGTAATGATAGTTGGGGATACAAAACTAAGAATGGCCCGAAGGTAGGTCAATCGTTACGAATCCATTATCCAATTCAAGTAGATGATGATTGTGTATTTACTCAACTTAAATTAGATGGTGAAGAAGTAGACCACAGATTACAAACTGGTAACTATTATTATATGGATAAACGAAAACCACATTGGGTTGAGAATAAATCTGATAACTATAGATTCCACGTTATTATGGATATAGAATGTGAACAAAAACATTTAGATGCACTATTATAATGGATTATAAAACTACACAAAAATTAATGGAGATTCAATATCTCAAAGGAAGATTGGACGAGTTGTATAAAGGATACGTTCCAAATTTGAATTCAACTGATAATCGTATTGTAGATACTCGTATATCAAAATACGAAGATAAGTTAATGGCAATTGATGAGATTGCGTTTCACTTATATAATGTTGAAAGACAAAATGTTTCCGAATCAAAACGTAAATCAAAAAAAGCAATATCAGCACTACTAACAGAAATTAGAGAAGCACTTATCGATAATGATTGGTTAGGAGAATCTGATGTTATTATTCAAAAAATAAATAAACAATTAAATACATACTAATGAAAAATAAAGTAAAACAATTATTAGATTTTTGGGAAGTGTACTACCCAATCATTTTAGCATTCGTATCATTTTTATATTCAGTATCCCTTTGGTTTACTGGTAATAAATTAGAAGGAATCTTCGTAGGTATATGGGTGCCATCAATACTTGCGGCATCAATAGCCATCAGACAAAGAAGAAGTTCTCATAGAAAATTTTGTAACTGTAAAAAAAGAAAATGATGGTTGGAATGTTTATAATAGGATTCGTAATCTTTGCATTGTATATGTTTGGATTATTGTACGCTATATGGTGGGGCCATAATTCTCAAAGAGAAGAAATGGAACGAGATAGTGAATTACAAAATTACTATGCAAGATACAATAATGGATTAGATATGGATTACGATGGTATGGGTAATCAAGGAAGAGTACCAACACCAAAAGTGAAATCTAAAAATCGTAAATTCAAACAAAGAGTTAAGTAATGACTACTGAATCACAGATAGAAGAAATCTTATACGAAGCACATGCTTACGGAATGAGAAAAGAAGTATTACAAATGGCATCTGATATCATTAGGGATAATCCTAAGATTAATAAAGTAGATGCGTATCAACAAGCTTATAATAAAATAGTAGAGTGAGAATAGCAGTAATAGCCCACGATGGTAAGAAGGCAGATATGGTAGGTTTCGTTATGAAACGATTACCATTCTTCAAAAGAAAAGATGTAGAATTAGTTGGAACGGGTACGACAGGTACTATGATTCAACACGCTGGGCTAAAGGTTGATTTGGTTGCATCAGGTCCAATGGGTGGTGATGCACAAATCGGTGCTATGGTAACTGAAGGTAAGATTGATTGTGTAATCTTTTTTAGAGACCCGTTAGATAAACACCCACATGATGTTGATATCAGTATGTTATTAAGATTGTGTGATGTACATGATATACCTCTCGCCACTAATTATAAATCGGCTCATATAATGATTAAATACTTTGATAAAAAATAATGGATTATAACGATTATATAAATGTAGTAGAAGATTTTCCAATCAAAGGAATTAAGTATAAAGATATACAACCTCTACTCGCCGACCCACAGGCTTTTGAAGATGCGATACACGCAATGGTTGATTTGATTGATGTACCTTTAGATGAAATAGATTATGTAGTAGGTATAGAATCCAGAGGATTTATATTCGCAACAGCTTTGGCATGGATAACAAATTCTGGTTTACGACTTGTAAGAAAGAAAGGTAAACTTCCTAACAGACGAAAGTTCTCAAAACCATATGGATTAGAATACGGTAAAGATGAATTAGAAATAGGATACATACCTCAACATGATTTAGGTAACTGTATAGTTGTAGATGATGTATTGGCAACTGGTGGTACAATTGAAGCCGCTTCTGAACTATGTGAAATGGTTGGGTTAAACGTTGTTGATAAATTATGTTTATTGGATGTAGGAATCTATAAAGGAAAGGAACATATAAAATGTTTGATAAAATGAAAGATGTATTAATAGTTTGTGCTTTAGAAAAAGAAACAGATAATCAATTAGAAGGTTATAATGTTTTATATACAGGAGTTGGAAAGGTAAATGCAACATACGAATTAACACGTCATTTTATAACATTTGGATTTCCTCAAATAGTTGTAAATTACGGAACGGCTGGTAGTAGGAATCTACCAATAGGTGAGTTAGTAGAATGTAATAGATTTGTACAAAGAGATATGGATGTATCTGGTTTAGGATTTCCTAAAGGACAAACACCATTTGATATAACACCAATACTGATAGGTAACGACCCGTTGTGGGATAGTGATAGAAATGTTATTGTAGGAACAGGTGATTCATTTGTAGAGAATGTATCAGATGAGTTATCAATCATAGATGTGTTTGATATGGAATCTTACGCATTGGCAAAAGTATGTGGTAAGTTTAACATACCCTTTAGATGTTGGAAGTACATTACAGATAACGCTGATGAGAAATCACCAAAGGATTGGGAAGAGAATCTTTCTGATGGTATTGTAAAATTTAAGAATGAGTTCGATGAAATATATAACACAACATCCAATTAAAAAATCAGATTTAGGGTTTCATGGAAATCTATTTGGTGGTAAACTGTTAGCATGGTTAGATGCCGCTGCCGCTGGATTCGCCGCTGAGTTTTGTGATACACCTCGTATGGTTACTAAGGCAATTGATAAATGTATATTTAATAAACCTGCAAGAGAAGGTCAACTACTAAAGATATATGGTGAGGTTGAATCAGTAGGTGGTTCTTCAATACGATTAGTAATAGAGGCTCGTTCTCATAATGTTTACAATGGTAAACAGAATGTAATACTAAAAACAAATATGACGTTTGTTAGAATCGATGAGATGGGAGACCCGATTCCAATTTCAGATAGAGTTAGGAGTAAGTTACCAAATAATAAAATATTAGATTAATGAGAATAGTAGTTACAGGTGGTTTAGGATTTATAGGTTCATCTTTTGTACATCATTGTGTAGAGAATGGATACGAAGTTAAGGTAGTTGATTTACTAACATACGCTGGTAATTACGACCATCTAAACAGTATCAAAACAAATCCGTTATTAGTCGAAACACTAATAGCAGATATATGTGATGTAACACCTGATGATTTAGGTGAATACGATTACTTAGTAAACTTCGCCGCCGAATCTCATGTAGATAACTCAATCGTAAATGGTAGACCATTCGTAAGAACTAATGTAGAAGGTACATTTAATTTGTTAGAATGTGCAAGACAGAATCCCAAACTAAAAAGATTTATTCAAATATCTACAGATGAGGTTTATGGTGATTTAGAAAAGTTAAACATACACCATTCATTGGAAGGTGATAAATTATTTCCATCATCTTACTATTCATCCACAAAAGCTTCAGCTGATTTGTTAGTGGAGAGTTGTGGTAAAACATATGGATTACCTTATACCATAACCAGAACGTGTAATAACTTTGGAGTTAGACAACACAAAGAAAAGTTTATACCTAAGATTATCCACAATATTAAAAACGATATTCCAATCCCAATATATGGTGATGGTAAACAAATGAGAGAATGGATATGGGTAGAGGATAATGTAAGAACGATTAGAGAGATATTGGAATGGGATGATGATATAAACATCTACCACATAGGTAGTGGATATACTGTAACTAATCTTGATATAATTAATATGGTTGGTAGGTTATTGGGAAGAACACCATCTTATAATTTCGTAGAAGATAGAAAAGGACATGATAGAAAGTATAAGCTATTATCATATAACAAAGTTACAAAATCACTTGATGACTATTTAAAAGAACAAATAATATATGAACAACTTAGATAAACAATACAAAGAACTTTTAGAAACGATACTTCACTATGGAGTAGATAAAAAAGATAGAACAGGTACAGGTACTAAATCTATATTTGGATATACTATCAGACACAATATGAAAGATGGATTTCCAATCTTAACAACTAAGAAGGTTGCATTTAAAACTATGGTTACTGAGTTGAGATGGTTTCTGCAGGGTAGAACTGATATCCAATATCTAAGAGATAACAACTGTAAGATATGGGATGGTGATTATGAAAAGAGTGGTAGAACAGATGGTTCATTAGGCCCAATCTATGGTAAACAATGGAGAGATT